GCGCGAGAAGCTTCTCTGGCGCCGCGAGCTGCGCAGCCGTAGCGGCAGTCGGCGTAATTGGCTGTGGAGGCCGGCTCCCCGGCTTGATCGTGACCACTTCGCCCGGCAGCCCGCCAAACCCGTCGATGTCAATTCCAGTATTTTCATCTATTACCCAGATTGCGTTGTTCATGCGCAAACCGTTCTCAAAAATCTGAGAGTAGAACCGCTGGGCAAGCCTCTGCATGTTCTCGGTCATGCGAGTAACGGGGATCCCCCACGGGCCGAACAACGGGGGGAGTACATAATTCGGAAAAATCGGAAAGCGGGGAGCTGCCATATCACGACGTTGCGGGTATGGGTTGTCCCCGTCCTGAAGGATAACGCCCTCGCACTCGACAAGCCAGCGACCGTTGGGGTACTTGAGCCGGACTTCCGGATCGATCAGGGATGTGGTGGGGACGTCAGGTTTCTCGACAGCTTCGCGCGTGTAGTCACGGCAGAAGCAGTGGTTGACCAAAACCCTGGATTCGGAATTCTGAGTTTTTGCGTTCTGACCAGGGCTCCCTGGCATCGTGCTCATCGGTCCCGGTGGCTGCGAGATCCCATATCCGGCATCGCCTGAGAATGGTTGGAACCCACCGCTGGTGTGCCGCGGCGAAATCGCACGTGAAGTCACAGGCCACTTGAGGCGGACTTCTTCGAGATTCATCCACGTTCCCCAGCCGGCGTAGCTGGGATTCCACGTGTAGTCGGTCCCTGGGTCGAAGAACACCAGCCTCGGGTCAGTCGACCGGGCCCACATGCCACCACGGGCGCGGCCCAAGTCCGGATCAAATCCAGCGACGATCCACCCGGCGCCGCAATAGCGCGCGGTCAACCCTGCCATCAGCAGATGGAGATTCATCTTGGAGATTTGCCACTGAGCCTGGAGGGAGACTTCGCGAGAAAGATCTCGGGAAGTAGTGGAGCGTGTGGCTGGATCATCAGGATCAGCCTGCTGCGCAGATTTGTAAGCAGGGTCTCCGGCGCCGGCTGAAGGGAACACATACATACGGGGGCTGAGGTTTGAGACCTGATTCGCTTCTTCCAGCATGATGCGCTGTAGCATCGGAATCGAAAGCGAGGGCCGATAGACTGGACCAGGGGTCATCGCATCTTGCAGATTATATAAGTCCTCAGCGGCTTTAGCGAAGTTTTCTCCCAAAGCCTTATTGCGGGCGGAGTCACTAGCCTCCCGCCATTCCTGGATATGTCTTGCCCGAGGATCAATGGACTCCTGCTTTGCCGACTTTTTATTTGCACCAATGAAAACAATATTTGCCATCTAAACCCCTCCCCATGCTAAACTCGTACTAGGGAGCGTGCCTGTATGAGTGATGGTCTTTGCAAGTGCGGCTGTGGTCAAAAAACGACAATCTCTAAGTGGGGAGAAAAGCGATCTGGATACAAAAAAGGCCAGTCGAAAGATTACATCAACGGCCATGCTCAAAAACTGCCCTACTCGTTTGTCTTGGAAGATCGAGGCTACAGTTCTCCGTGCTGGATATGGAAGCGACATATCAGCCGCAGGACTGGCTACGGGCTTTTGGGAAATAGCGAAACGAAAATCCTCGGAGGCAGCAGGCGCGCACATCGGTACTTCTATAATCTGCTCATCGGACCTGTGCCTACCAAACTGCAGCTTCACCATCTCTGCCACGTAAAATGCTGCGTCAACCCCAACCACCTGGAGCCACTTACGAGTTCCCAGCACATGCGAAAAAGCCCGCAAGCTAAACTTTCTCTGGAACAGATTGACGAGATTGTGGAACTCCGGAAAAACAAAGCGCAACTGAACGACATTGCAACGCGATACAATATCCACCCAGTCTACGTACAGATGCTCTGCCGAAAAGCTGAAGTGTGGGTTTACTCCCGACTCACAGAGACTCAAGTGCAAGAAATCTTGGAGCTTCGACGGAACAAAACAAAAATGAAAGACATCGCAGCGCTGTACGGAATCAATCCCGGATCTGTAGGCGCCCTCTGCTGCAAAGCGGGCGTGTGGGTCAACAAACGACCTGTCCGTAAATAATTCAGCGTTCGCCATCTACCCCTCAGATTAGCACTATATTGACCAGAATCAACGCCTTTTCTTTGTACGCTTTGCCTGAGACTTCTTCACCGCGCTGTTTGCGCCGCGTATCGCACGAGAATCAGACCCAGTTCTCTCAAGAATCGAGTTTGCCGTTGCAGCCCACTGCCTCTTGCGCTTCGGCGACTTCACGTGAGAATTGTGTTTGGAAACGTCTTTGGCCTGCCAGGGCAAAGCACTACCCTCGTTTCTTCGCCGAGCGCTTCCCTGACTTCTTCTCAGAGGCCTTCACAGCCTTGCGAAGAAAAGAGGTGGAGTGACTTTTCGCTTCATACTCCGGAGATTCATCTTTTTCCTGCATGCCACATGCTTTGCTTCCTTGCTTCATCGTCTACCTCCCACGCGCGGGCGCCGGCGTCGAGCCGAGCTGCTGCGTGACCTGGTGACCATGGTTTGGGCAGCGGGGGATGCGAGCGAAGCTCCATCCCCCTCGGCAGCCGAAGACCCGGCCCCAGATTGCCCATCTCGAAGTGGTTTGCGTTTGGGGGATTTTGCCTTGCCTGTGCCGCTGAGCGCCATGCGGGCGTGGCCGAGCGCTTCATCGGCAGACATCGCTACCCGCTTGACCGTCCGGCCCGGCTCGTCCTTCTTGGCGCCGCGCTGGTGCCAGCGGACGACATGACCGTTATCTGCGGGAGAGATTGTGACTTCGGGGGAGGAGTCCATGGACGGATCGGAAGGAGAATCATAATCACCCACGGCGACGGCTCCTTGACTTGGACTTACGGGTGGAGGATGAAACACGGTGAGGGGTGGAGACGGCAGGGCCGCCACCGGAGCGGCCCGGAGGCCGTGCGCTGGGGTCGTTGTAATCCTTGCGAGGGTTCTGGGGGAGAGAAGAGGAGAACTCAGCAGGAGCGGTCGAGGAGTACTTGGGGCGGACAGAAATGGACATAGCTGGTGCGGTCCTCCAACGAGACGGTTCTGCATAGGAGGATAGCGGATACAATAGGTGGGTAGGGAGATTGAGCGCCACACTAAGAGCATCTACGCCATGATGTCGGTAGGCTCAACCTCTTCTAGCTCGTCTTCTGCGTCTTCCTCCTCGGCTTCCGGATCGTTTGCATCAATCGCCTCGCCCTCTTCCACAGGCACCGTCAACCCAGCCACCTCAGCCGCGTCCATCCGCAGCCACCGGCCCAGGATCGTTGCTGGAGTCTCGACCGACTCTGCCTCAGTCTCGCGGGTGTACTGCTCCAGGTTGGTTATGATCGTAGTCGCTTCCTTGAGGTCGATCGCGCCACCCATGACCAGCGTGTCCAGGTTGTCCATCAAATCGTGACGGAAGCCGGCGTAGGCGGCGGTCTTCGACTTCTTGCGATTGTCGTTGAAGCGCTGGCCGATCTCGCGGAACAGGCGGGTCGCACTGGCACGCTCGTTCTCGGTCGGAATGATCGTGCGAGTTGATGCCGGGGCCTCGTCGGTTTTAGGGACTAGCTTTTTGATGGCGGCTGGGAGAGCCGGGGGCTTATCAACAGAAGGCCTACCGGGCTTCCTCTTCCAATCGGTCTGCTCTGGCCGAATAAACGTCTCGCCGTTGTTGCCATCCATAACCACCCGCTGCCCAAACCAACCCAGGCCATATTGCTCTGGAAGACTGGTAACCGCGCCAGCATAGGTGTGAAAAGGGTGGGACGGATCAGTGACAGTCACGCGCGTGCCCACGGGAATGGCGTTCGCTATCGGGATGACGAGTCCTTTGGCTCCGCCGGCCTTAATCGGCTTCTCTTTCTTTCCGCTTCCGGGGGGACGGCCCCGTCGGCGAACGTCCCCTCCTGCTGAGCGCGCATCCGTGGGCTCGGCTGATTGGTCGGCTGCGGAACCTCCCCTGGTTTGCTGAACGGCAGAACGCCATCCCGCAAAGTGCTTTGAGCGCGAAGGAGTCGCTGCCGGGAAGACATTCCGTTCAGTCGTTGATTGGAGAGCGCCTCCAGGCGCTCGTCCGTCAAGACCGTGTGCCGGGATCTCGTGGGGGATTGGCCGGAAGGTGGCTCGGAGGTTGCGGGTACGGGGCTGCTTGTCGTCGGCAACCACGGGAGGATGGCTATCTCCAGGTACGCCTTGAACGACGCCGCCGCTTCCGGTGTCTGAAAGGAAATCAGCAAGAGACTGTTCTGCTGTTCGATCATCGTTCACCTCGTTGCCTCCTACCACAAACCATTGAACGCCCCGGCTTGGGCCAACTCCGTCATGCGCCGATTAAACCGAAACCCACTTTTCCTACACGAGCCTTCTTTACCATAGAAGCCCAACATATCTAACTCTGCATGGACCATTTCGTGATACACGGTCATCATGCAGAGATCGCGCCAACGGCGAAGTCTGGGGTGTATGAAAATGAGTTGCATCTCTTTTTCTATCTTACGCGGAGGTAAACCGGAAGCCGATACCCATGTTTGCTCATACGCGACCGCTCGCATCCTCCCGTGGCTGGATTTGCATACCTTGGCCGAAAACTCTATCTTAGCTATCTGCAACTTGTCACCAAAGTAGCGCTTGTTGGCTACAAGACAGAACCTCCGCAAATCCGCGTTAGTCTGCATATCAGTTAGTTTTTTCTTAGCTTTCATATCCACTCCAGCCTGTTCATCTTTGCTTTTTTCTTCGAGTATATCTCCAACTTGCGAAGGTGGTCGTTGCCGGTCGTCACCAGAGTCCCCATGCCGGTGACGCTGGGATCTTTGAGCCACTCGGGCATCTGACCGCGCTGAGAGGAGAGTCCTGCGGTTTCGAGTTCTTCTTTGGTGAAGAGTACGTTCTTCGATACTTTCGTTTGACAAGAAGTTGGATGGTACTGCTCTTTCGCGATCCACGCGAGTAAAACGCTCATTAAAATGTCATCGTGCCCGACAGATACGTTCCATCGCCAGCCCATCTCCATCTTCGCTTTTTTCATCTGCGACACCAAAGTTTTGTCCTTCGGCACTACCTCTTTGCGATGAAGCGCTGTGCGGTACAGATTGAACATCATCCTGCGATAGCGATCAGAAGTCTCAAACCCGAAAGCGCTTCCCGACTTCGACTTATCCATCTTGTCGTCGCGGCCCTTCCAGAGATATTGATTAGGGTAGTAAATGCGATCACGAAGTTCGCGCATCGTGATGTAGCCGATGTTGTTCAACTCGACGTTGAGCATGGCTGAATTGAAATAAAATCCAAGGGCGGCGGCGATGGACGAAAGCTCCTCGGGAGACACACGGGCCGCATATATCGCTGCGACGTTCCCGGTCTCGGCGTTGATGCAACCGAGCGCGGCATAATCACCGGGGGCCATCGTTGATTCTTCACCGCGCGCCGAATCTACACCTATGAAGTAATGGTGCTTGGGCTGAGGTGTCTCATACAAACAAAGTGGGCCATCGATGGACTTACGCAGCACACCGTGCTTATTGTCCGGAGTCAGATCGCAGTGCCCGCGCCACGGAATTTTCACAACTGAATTTTCAGCAAACTGCATCTCTTCGATGGTGAACGCGGGGTTGCCGGTGGCAACAAACGCCTCGGTTGGGTCAGCCGGAAATTCTGCTCTCCAGCGCTCGACAATCCCTTCGCACCGCGTTGAAAGAGTCTCACGGAACCAAGCCATCTGCGACTTAGTGAGTTTGACTTTCTTCCCTGTCTTCCAGTGCCTGATGTCATTCATCAAATGCCGCTCATACTCATCGCGTGGAGCATCGAGCGCAAACTCTTCCGGCAACTGATACGCTGGGTCGTCCCACCACGGTAGGAATATCGGCAAGAACTCATTGTCGCCCGCAACCGCAGCTTCCCACGCTTGATAGTAAGACTCTCCCGGCCCCTCCATTCCGTTTGCTGTACTCTCGATCATGCACACGTTGTTAGGGTCTTTACTGAGTGTGTTCATGAGCGAAGTGAACACGCCTTCGTAGGGATAAAATCCAGCCTCCGTGAGATGAAGAAAGCTAGATGTCAGCCCACGCTGACCATGAACTGTTGCTGCTGTGTGGTGCGTGAACTGCGAATCGGGACCGTCGGAGTGAGGCCAAATCAAAGTCTTCTTCGTTGGCTTCTGCGCCCCTGGATAAATCTCCTTGCAGTCCTCACGGAACCCACAAGCCATCGCGAAATTTGCTGCAGCCACTTCAGCGTTTTGCGCAATGCATCGCGCAAGCGCTCCTGGATGCGCGATGCAATGCGCTTGGCCGACACCCGTAGCAAGAGTAGAGAGCCCCACACGACGCCCTTTCAAAAAGATCATGAACAGTCGGCGGCGTCGAGCGAGATGCTCGTCGGCCAATTGAAAAACTTCCTTCTGCTGCTGGCGAAGTGTGAACGGGATGAACGTGCCCTCATCACGGTCACGAATATTCAACTTCGCGAAGAACCGTTCGACATGGGCGAGACGCAACGGCAAAATGGATATCCTTACTTAACTACAGCAATTTCTCCGTGAAACTTGAGCGCCGCTGCGTTGTAAATCTCACGACCTTCTTCCGCCGTGTCGCACATTCCTAAATTGTAACTGACGCCTTTGTACATTATCTTCACTTGAAATCTACCGCTGTACACGCCGCCCTTCTTTATCGGAAAGACACCTTTTACTCCCGTTTCACTATCGCAGTGCGCAGGCGACACTGCTAAGTTTTGGTAATTAGTGACGGCAAGCAAATTCTCGTCTCTGTTGTCTAGAGTGTTTCCGCTGAGGTGATGTCCTACTCGTTTATCTGACCTGTCCAAGCCGAGGATTTGACGCGCCATGGGTATGTTGTATTTCTCCCCGCCGACGTTGTACCGATACGCGTAGTATTTCTTACGAAGAAGTGTGGCACACCATTTGTACTTCTGCAACTCTTCAACCCGGTAAGGCTTGACCATAGTTACTTTACCCTGCGTCAACGGAATGTAACCTATACCGTCGATGATCCACCCTTTACGAATGTCCAGGCAACCGCAAGATTTGTACGCACTACGAAGCAGATCGAATCTCTTCAGAGACTGTACCTCTCTACACACGCATCGGCACATCCACATAGGACTTGTACCGGAGTACCGATCAAAACTCAGCACCGTCCATGAATCGAAAACTTGCCCGACCATATCTAACTTCGGGTATGCTGGAACTGGGGTCATAAGTCGCTCCTTCAAGCGATGAGGTCTTGGCCAGGTGCTCATACACCGTGACCCCACTATTATACCCCAAAAATCCCTCCTACAGCGCGTGTTCGCAAGTGGATTCGAGTTCCTTGTAGACACGCAGCATCTCGATCACGTCGCCGCCCGCGATGGCCTGCTCGCCCTTTTTGATATCCCCTTGGAGCATGATCTTGCCGAACACGCCTGCCTGACCGATCTCATCGTAACGAGGAATGATCTCGTCGCGAATGAAATTACACTTGGTCTGGATACCTTCGATCAGGTTCATTACTGCACCTTCCGAATCAAAGGCGCATGCAAATCGGTTATAATCCGTGAAACCTGCTCCTCAGCCTTCCCCTCATTCGCCGCCCTCTCATCCAAAATCCGAATCGCGTCCTGCAGATCTTCGCGCGTCGCCTTCTCCAGCCCGCCAGGAATCAATAGAACAGGATTCGCGTACTGAGAGAAGCCGACTCCCTGCTGTGTCATCTCCAGGAACGTCGACATCGCCTCTTGCGACTTCACAATCAAAAGATCGTTGGGGCCAAGTGAGAGTTTCTCAACAGACTCACGCAGAATGTCCTCGTACTTTTTGCTCACCGAACCTCGCCCATGTCCGCCCCATCAAACCGCTTCTGATCGCGCAGTTCTTTTGGAAGCATCTTCTCCCGATTGCGCTCACGAACACAAAGCACGCCACAGAATCGATACGGCATCGGGATGCCAGTTTCAGGATCTACCTCGGCGCCGCTCATAATCCATTGCGTCTTTCTGGCCTCTTCAAGCGTCTTCCCGCAGCCGGTGCAACGCTCGGTATTCCCTTCGTCCATGCGCTGCTGAAGAACCTCGGCCGCGAGATCGCACTGCTTGCGCATGCGCGCGAGCATTTCAAGACCGGACGGAACTTCCAAAGAACGGAAGTACTTCCTGACTTCCAGTTCCTTCGCTTCAAGAGACAGCCACGCAGCCGTCACGGTCGCAGCCGCGGCAGAATGCGCTGAGCGCGGATTAACAGCAGGAGGCGTAGCAATAGCTTCCAAATCCTCCATCAGCAACGAGCCTGATGCCTCAGCCTCGGCGCGCTGAGCTTCGAGGGGAGATGCATGCTGACGTTTGGTAGGCGCGGCGCCGATGCCTTGTGTTGGCTGACCGGTTGTAACTGGTGCGAGACGTGACATTGTGGGATCCTTTCGAGGGTTGATAAATCGTAATTAAGCTGCGTAGGTGTCAGTCCGTTGTTACAGAGCCGTCTGGGTTGATGTGTATGGCGGGCTTCTCTGGTGAGTCAAGAATCGCCTGCAACGACTCAACAGTCGGAGCCTGATAGCAAGCAATCGCCAGATTCATCGCCATCGTGGTCTCGCGGAGGTGACGCATCGCCGCAGTCTTGTCCGCGCAGTCAGGTACCGAAGCGTCGAACAACTCGGCGAATTCCTTGGCCTTGTTGCGCAACGCGTTGTAGACCTCGACCTGCTCAGGACGAGGGGCATGGTACGAAAACCAATTGTTCAGATCGTCTTGCCACATAAGTCTCCTTTTCAAAAAGTCTGTTGTTCCCTCAACGCCGATTCTTCCGGCGTCAACGGATGCCTGGGGTCACCGTAGAGGTGGTACATCAGCTCCGATCCCCGTGCCACACGGCGCCAATACGCTTCCTCTGTCCTGAACTCCTCACGTGACGCGATGTGGTCGTCCATCTGCGGGCAGAGACTGCCATTGACCGCCATTTGAATTCGGACCCCGCCGTTGCCCAGGTCCTCATACTTGACCAGTTCGTACTTGCCGTCCTTCGTGCGTCGCGCGTGGTCGTCCCAATCAAACGCTTCGGATGCCTCCCGATTCCTCTTAGCATCGAGAGACATCTCCCGCATCAAACCCAATTCCATCGGGGACCGCTGGCGACGGCGCATGGGGCCTTGAAGCAACTGGCCATCCTTCGCAAGCTGCTTCCTGACCTCGCGCTTGAAGAACGAATCAGTCATCACCCGCACCGAGAGTTTGTGATTCACCTCCCGGCAGGCCTTGCAGCCGAAGACATAGGCGTTGTCCCGATACTGGAGGAAGTCCATGCGCCGGGGGCGGCCCTGGGGATGCTGCGGATTGTCGCAATTTGGGAGCGCTTGATCTGGGAGAGTAGCCATTAGGCGACCAACTTTCCCATTCGGGCTGCAAGTACTTCTTCTCGCGTCGCAAACACTCTGCACCCCGGATAACAATCCCACCAGAGTTCGCCGTCAAGCGCATACCCCTCTCCGTTCGGATAAAAGGGATGACGACCTGGATGGTAGTGACGCTCGCGGACCCGAGCCTGAACGATGGTGTACCCACCACGAGCCCGGCGCCACACCCCAGAGCCGTCGACTCTCGTATGCGCTCGATCCCGAACCCAAACATACTGACCGCGCCGGAACCGAAACACTCCCTGTGGCCAACGAGCGCGCAAACGCTGGCCTTTATTGCTAATGCCGTAGCCCTCAGCCTCTTGAAGTTCAATCATAGGTTTGCAACCTTATCCTACACCAACTTACCGAACCTTCAACGCGCGGTCCCAAGTCTTGATTTGTCCCTGGCCCAGGCAGACCGGACAGGCCCCCTGGAACCCGGATTCGCCGACGATCTGCCCGCCGCCGCCGCAGCGGCCGCACGGCCTGCCCGTCGTCGCCAGATTGCGCGGCTCACGCTTGCGCGGGCCGGGCTTGGCAGGAGCTTCAGCCTCGACCTCAACCGGGTCCGCTCCAGCCTGCACCGCCTGCTGGCGCTGGAATCGCTGGTCCTCAGCCACGCGCACAGCGTCAGCTTCAGCCTGCGCAGCTTCTTCCAGCAGCCGCTCCATCTCAGCCTCAGCCAACTCCGGCGCAGGCGGCGCAGCGGCATCCTGGTAGATGCGTGGGGCGCGCTTGGCCGCGGGTATCTTGACCGGATCACTAGGACCGGGAGTGGGGGAAGGAACTTCACCTGTGGCTGCCTCGCCCGTGACTCCTGCTTCGAGGTCCGCGGTGAACTGATCCTGGATGTCAGGGGCGGGGGGAGTCTGCGCCTCAATAGCCGCCTTATGACGAGCAGCCACGACAGCGTAAGTAGAATACTCAGCGGCCGGTACTGCATCTGCACCTTTGCCGTTCCGCTTCATCACCCGCATCTCACCATCAACTATGATCGTGACGCGCTTCGCTGCTGCAGCCATGGGGAGAACGGCCTGCGACATGGCCTTGCCGATCGGGCCGACCGAGTTGATGATGAAGTCCCCATCATCCAAAGTTACGGTCAGAGCGGGTTTTACGCTTTCGATTTCGTTGCTCACTTAATTACCTCGTTTCAAATATTCTTGCAGCCGCGCGTCCACTTCCTCGTCTGAAGTTCCGGAGATTTCGAAGCCCGGTGCCTGCTCACCGGCCTCGCCGTGACTTACTCTTCCGGCTTGGGCATAAGTGGCGGAATCTCGATTGAGATCTTCGAGTTCATCTTGGATGCGCTTGCCGTCCTCGGAGACTTCGAGGATCTCAAACTCGTTGTCGGTGCGATGCCAGTTCTGTTCGGCCAACTCGCGAGGCTCTTGCTTCTTTGTGCCAATAGCAAATGCACCAGGCTTGCCATCCTTACCAGCATTAGCGAAGAGAACTTTGTCGACCTGTTGGCCTTGAGGGTTGAAGTAGTGGACGTTGCCGTTGTCGTCGAAACGGGTTTCGAGGGGAGTGCCTTCGGCATCGACAGGGGATGGAAGATTTTCGCGTTTACGGAGAGCGGTCAGGGCAGCGGCACGAAATTCGCGACGCTGTTCCCAAAAATTTTCAATACGCTGGAAGAGATTATTAGGCATTAGTGGGCTCCTCAATCTTGCTCTCATGACCTGTCCGCACCACCATGCTGTTCCTATTCCTGACCTCCTGCATCAAGTCATCGAACCGGCTATCGTTCTTTTTCACAACCCCCGGATCGTGAATTGACAAAACCCGATCAGGATTATCGTTGGTAAAAAGCTGATCGTCTTCAAAAATAGAAATGCCATTCGCACCGTAGACTTCGACAGGCTGCATGCGTAAAGGATCGTCCCACGCAAGTTCTCCTTTGAGCACCTCGCCAAGCCAGAAATCGTCCCAAAGTCTATCGGGAGTAGGCAGGTGCAATCCAAAGCCGATATCCAAAGTTTTAGGCCACGCGGCAAAATAATCCTCGCGCCAAGTTGCTGCAACGATCATCTCCATCGCTTTGCGCGACAGCCAAATTCCAACTCCGCCGTGAAAAAAGTCAAAGTAGCGCATCGGCGTCTTAAAGACTCCGCCGAGTTGCAGTTTGCACGGAAACAAACCAGCGTACGAAAAACTTTCGAGACCGGCTTTGAGAAGACGATCCGGCCAAAACCAAGTATCGTCCATGGCCCTCCATAAGTAGCTGGCCCCTTGATCCAAAGCCCATCGGCACGCAGCTTGATTTTTCAAATGAAGATGCGTCTTCATATCCGATCCCGGAGAGTGGAGGATCTCCTCATCTCGCAGTCCCGTCCGTTCCCAGTCACCTTCGTGAACGGCATCGCCGAATACAAACTTGTACGGAATTGGAGAATCGACGAGGAACTGCGCGCGGGCTATCTGACGATAGTGCCAGCGGGAAGGGTGGTGCGCAGTTAAGATAGCCGCTACTACTTTAGGCTGTGGCTGAGGCATTACGTTTCTCCATTCTGTTTTTTCTTTGCCATGCGCTTTTAGTCGCGCTTAGACACATCTTGCAGCGACTCCTGGGCGTCTTTCTCTTTCCATCAGAAACTGTGACCTTATTGTCTCCCTCGATGAGATGCCCACGCATGCAACGCCCGCCATACTTCTTTCTCTTATTAACAGCCTGTTCTTGTGCAGTGGCCCATCGACAATTTCCCAATTCGTAGTTTCCATCATTGTCGGGGAATCGGTCGATAGACTTACCGCCAGGGCATTCTCCCATGTCTCGAAAGAAATTTTCAAAATTCAACCACTCAGGACTCACAGTTATTCCCCTACCGCCATAGTCTTTCCACCTAGGCTTGCTGGGATTAAAACACCTTGCAAGCATCCCCTGCCAAATGTGATAAGTCCGAGTGTGAGACATCCCGTGCGTAGTCGAAGCCTTGCCTCGACTGTCCCGATACCAGCATCCACAACTTTTGGTCATACCATCAAGCAAATTAAATTTGCTTACTACCGTCTCTTTTCCGCATTCGCACTGACACAACCAAAAGCGTGTCTTTTTCAATCTGCCTTCATTACGCAAGCAAATGACTGTTAGCCGCCCGAACACTCTGCCAGTCAAGTCTTGCTTCGAAGTATTTGCTTTGGAGCGAGCAATAAAACCTTCACGACCAATGCAGCCGCAACTAAGAGTACGACCAGCTCTTAACGTGTATTTACTGGTCGAAACTTCTTTCCCGCAGTCACAACGACAGCGCCACAACTCCATTTGCTGAGCATTGCGACCGCCGGGGCCGATTACAGTCAATCGACCGAATTTTTTCCCGAGGTAATCTTCGATTAGAATGTAAGGCACAGCAGCGCCATGTGGTAAAGTTTTCTTTGGGGTCGTCATATTCGTTCCTCCAGAACGATGAGACATGAATCGGGAGTTCACGCTCCCGGTTCCCCCATTATAGAACACGCTGGTGGCTAAAGTCAGCACCTATTGCTTTCCTTTCGCAACAATCCGAAGCACATGCGGATCTTCAGCGCCGAACTTGGCGCGGCCGAATCCCTCTTCGTAATGGAGTACTCTCCACCCGCTGCCGATCATCTCTGACACAAGCCCCTGCCCATCGATCAACCTTCGCTTATGATCATTCCCCGGCTTGTCCAGATTCGACCTTGCTTCAATGTAAATCGTCGCACCCCACCGGAATGCCCAGTCCAGAATCTTCTTCTGCAAACGCGCTTCGATCGCATGGAAGAGGAACCTGCAGTACACGACCTCGACCTCTGGATCCGCGCGCAGGTAGTCCTCCAGAGTCATCGGCAGGAACCCGGCTGCCTGCGGCGCGAACACGTCCACGCCGTACGCAAGAGGATTCTGCTGGCGGAAGTACCGGGTGTCCCGGCCTGTGCCGCAGCCCAAATCAACGATGCGCCGGTTGTGAAGGAACTGACCGGCCCAAATCGCGAATGACGACGGGACTGCAAGTTCGAGATGAGGCTTCGAGTAAAACTCCCGCCAGTGTTCTTCGTTCATCATTTCGTGTCCTCGTAGTTCAATGGCGACTCCGCCCAATCCCAGGTTCCACCGCGCTCGACCGGTGCGACAGGCGTGCGCCAGTCAGGGCCGTAGTTCGCTTCGAGCCAGGCTTCAGCATTCGATGGGATGACAAACCTGCTGCCGCAGAACTCTATCGTAGAAGGGAACGACGGCCGAGCTGGAAACACCTGACGCCGCGGCCCGCTCGGGGTGTGGATCGTCGCATAGCAGTGATCTTCGTCCCGCTGGTAGAAGAACAGGTCCACATACACCCCGTCCGGCGACCAGAACGCAAACTGATGCCCATGGCCATGCGAACCGAATTCATGAGCCAGGCGGAAGTCGTTGGCTGCGAAAGCGACGTAAATCCGGAGATGAGAACCGCAGTCGTCCCAGATCCCCAAGTCAATGTCCGAATCGTGAGGAAGGAAGTCGTGATCGCGAATGGCACCAAGCAACGTGCCGTGGGAGAGAAAGAAAGGAACTCCGAGAGTACCGAGAATCTTTTTCACATGCAGGAGGGTCTTCACTCCGGCTGCGTGCTTGGCGGGATCGGCGAAAGAGGTTTCTGTTGTCGTGGTGATCACTTTTGTGTCGTCCTTCCTCCACCAATGTGCCTGACGTACCCACCTGCTTCCGGCAGGATCGCTGCGACCAGGCCGATCTCTGCGTAGTAACCAGACAGATACCTCTCAGTCTTGTTGTCTATTTCTTGCCAGTGCTTCATGTAGCCGCCGATCCCCTTCCAGTCCGAGAGCCGGCGCAGGCCGGGGTTCCAGGAAAAGCCGCGCCAGCCAGTGGACCAGTTGGGATCGAGGATGGGGAAGCCGGGATCGTAATCGTAACGCAGAGGATGCCCATTCGTGTCGTTGTGCGCGCGAAGCCAAACCTGTAGCACCGATGGGTACTGCTCCAGGATGTCGAGCGAGTAGTCCATGAAATCGCTACGATAGAACTCCCAGTCGTCTTCGCACGCAAAAATATATTTGGTCCTCACCCGCGCATAGGCGCGGTCGATGTTTTTCACCTGACCTTCACGCTCCCAGTCCTCGGCGACGATCACCTCAGCAAACGGGTAGTCGCAGTACTTGTACAGAGACTCCAGAGTCCGGGCGAGCAGGTCATATCTTCCGCAACTCGTCACCACCAGCGTAACTGCACGATCAGTCCCCATCGCCGACCGCCTTTCGGATCGCGCACACGTCCGGGGTCTCCCAGGTTGCGACCAGGCCGAAGCCGGAGACTATCCCTTCGATCACGCCGTCCCCGGAGAGGTTCCAGTTTGGATCGCCGGGAGCATGAGCAAGCCCGGCACGATCGGTAAGGATCGCTCCGTCCTCCCTGAGCATCAGCGTGTAGTTGGTGAGAAGCGAATGGAAATGCTTTTGGCAGCAGGCATAGCTGGCCAGGTTGTTGTCCACGATGAATGAATATGGAACCCAGTCGAGCCAGGAGAGCAACTGAGGATGGTACTTGTTGATGCGGTAGGTCTGGTAATTAGGGATGCCCATTCTGTAGGCTGTCGCTCGCTCACGCAAGCCGACAGTCAGGCCATGGACTGCACGAACCAGAGGACAGAATCGTTTGGCAAAATCGGAGTTGCCGACACCGACATGAAGCAAGACAGCATCTTCAGCAACAATAGCGAGGTTATCGAGATGAGCTGAAAGCCAGGATTCAATTCGGATCTGGTCCGGGGTAGAATCCCCGAGCCAATTGAGGGCCGAGTCCGGGAATGGTAGCGTAAGGCCGGGAGTCTGATGACAATCGGACGGGCAGAGGGAGTAGGTCACAGACTTGTCCTCCTCGGCGTCCCCGGCAGAGTCATCTGGTCGAGTGAAACGAACTCGTAACCCTGAGCCTTGTATTTGGTAATGATCCGATCCGTTGCTTCAACGGTGGCCCAGCGGTCGCCGTTGGATTTGGTTGAATCGCCGTCATGAAGAAGGATGATCGCATCCTCGCCGTTCATCTGCTCGTCAACGACAGCGCAGATTTCGTCTGCAGTCTTGAGGCAATAGTCAAAAGAATCGATCACCCAAAGCACCATTTCGATGCCATAGAAACTCAAGTAGTTGAGAAGGCCGTCATCGTAGTGGCCGCCGGGAGGACGGAAGTACTTACCCCAGCCTCCAATTTCCAACTCCAGCTCGGACCAGGAGAGACCGCGCAAATCTCGATGGGTGTATCCGTGATTCTCGACTGCGTGCCCGCGGCGCTCGATCCTCTTGGCGAGGACAGACTGCATGAGAGACCGGGACTGAATCACAAAGAATGTCGCGAGAACTCCATGGCGCGAGAGGACGTCGAGGAGAGCGTCAGTGCAGGGTCCGTTCGGCCCATCATCAAAAGTAAGACTTAGCTTCTTCATTGCGCCAGTCTCCTCTCCAGTTCCCAACCGAATCGGTCCCAGAGCAAAGTGTCCTTGACCTGCTTCGCCTGGACGCCGTGGAATCTGGACTCATCGCGCGGGTACTGATTGCCGAGAATCGGACGGTCGATGGGGTGACGCTCTTCCCACTCGGGCCGGGACTTGGTGAAGTAGTGGTTGATCCTCAGCAAGTCAGCCGAGTGGTTCTCCCGCGGGCAAGTTGTCGGCTGACCGCATTCGTCGAAGGTTCCAAACTCGGTTTGAAAAATATGAGGGTCACCGAAGGTCGCGGAGATTTTTCCGCCAGATTTGAGATTGAGAATCGACTTTGACCATTGATTGAAGTAGCACGAGTCGTCCGGGCGCCAAGTGAATCGTTGGGTGACGGGCTCGGGGGAGTAGGCTGTGTGGCCTGAGTCCCCAAAGCAGCGCCAGGGGATGGAGAGTGCGGACCATTGATCGGGGAGGGGGACCTGGGAGAGGGCTTCCTGAATTGTGTTGTAGGTTGGACTGAATAAGAACTCATCCACGTCAATGGCAGCAAGGAGATCGATGTCGTTGCCGCGCTTTGCGAGAGTCAGGGCGTGCTCATAAGCCTTGGACTGAACGCGGCCGTGGATGAGGGGGAACTCGATGAACTTGACAAGGCCGGATTCGCGGTAGGGCCGAAGGACAGGGAGATAGTCGTCGTCTGAGTTGTCGTTTAGCAAAATGAACTTCGAGACACCAACGATCTGGTGGTAGGTTATCCACTCCTTGAGGTATCTGGCCTCATTGTGCATGATGGATGCGATGGCGAGATTGGGGGTCATTGCTCACCGTCCTCCTCGACTTTTTCCAACCTGATCCCGTCCAGGGACTTCAACCACTCCAGCAACTGCTCGCGAAACCAGTCGGCTGTCTCCAAATCTTTGCAGTGAACCGTGGCACTCTCGCCCAGGAGCCAGTAGTAGCGCGCCTTGGGCTTGTCTTCCGTGCCAGGACCGTAGCAGCCGAGCATGATTCGAAGTTTCACAGAATTGAGTTCGCCGAGGCACGCCTCGAAAACCTTCTGGTTCTCAGGCTCGTCAGTGAGGCCGGACTGCTTGACCTCGACACGGATCGAGTCGTCGTTCCATTGCGTTTTGGGGAGGCGGGGGCGGGGCATCAGTTCACTTCCTTCGTGGATGGGCTCAGTGGCGCCAAGCGCTCGCCATGGTGCCGGCGCGCGTGATCGAGATAAAGGAACAAGGCGAGGAATGGCTTGAAGCACAATGGGCAAAGATATTCATCGATAGTCGAGGGGTCGATACGGTCTTGAGTCATTTTCCTGTCTGCTCCTTTCCTTTTCGCTGCGCCACGGCGTCCCGCCAGAGCTTGGTCGCGTACTTGGCAAGCTCGTCCTTGGGGAGAACCGGACCGTGCTTGAGCCGGCGCAGGATATCCTGGCGCTCTTTGGGGGTGAGATCGGGAGTGGTCATAACATCAATGTCTCCTCGTTCGCTCGCACGCCGTCACGATCCACCACAATCAATCCAGCCTGCTTGAGATCAGACAAGTACGCCGAGAAAGTTCCACCTGTATGCTCCATCTGAACCGCCGCACCTAAGTCTTCACGCGCCATGGCTCGACCACGCTTCGCCACGAGAATGTCCAACATGTTCCGCGCGCCCAGGCGCAGCTTCTCGCCCCAGAGTTCGACAACCTCTTCAGTCGTCGTTGGAGTATCAGGAATGTCCGCACCAAGATACTCTCGACCATGATCCGTCGCATACCAGAGCCCGTCATTGCCAATCTCAATATACCCACCATTACGCAGGTCGGACTTGTACGCAGCCCAGGTTCCACCGGTCTTCTTCATTTGAACCTGCGCGGCCACCTGAGATTCAGTGCGCCCAGCGGGCAGCCACTGGCAAAGACAGGCCAGCATCCGGCGAGCACCGGCACGAAGGTGACCGTTAGAATCCGACTTTACAGTTTGCCGAGGAACGAACTGGCGAGACTGCGTACGTGTAAAACTTTGCGTAGCGGATACCCGCGCTGAAATCGAAACTGGAAGAGAACTGACAGGGACTTCTACATCCGTTGCCGCACGAATCTGGCCCATCGCCGTGGTCAAATCCACCCAAGTATCCTTGAGCCTTTCAATCTGCGGCCAAAACTTCGTATCTACCAATCCGTGCAAAGCCTCCGCACGACGCCGAGCCTCGACAAGATGCGCCGAGAGATCGCGAACCTGCTGACGAAGAGCAATCAACTCTTCGCTATAGTCGGACGTGGGTGTCGGTTGTTGCTTGGCCTGTTGCTGAGCCGCGCGCTCCAAGTCTGCAATCTTTCGACGCAGAACCTTCGGATCATCTTTCTCCGCACTCGCAATCACCGACTGTAGATCAGCTTTCAGCGCTTCAACATCCACTGCCGTCAGCAGCGCGGCCTTCGTCGCCTTCCCTACTTCCGGAGTAGCGCTGGCGTCGAATGTAACTTTCTTCGCAAAAATGACTCTCTTGAAAATTCGAAGCCACGAGGGCGACCACACATACCCTTCACCGCGGCTGAGACCCGGCAACTCACCGACCAGTTTACGATCCGCACCGGCTTCCTGCACCCACTCTTCCAGGGCTTTTCGTTCGTGCGACCCGTTGACCTGAAGAACGCAGAGGCATTCAACCTGGCTAAGAACCTCTTTGTTGATGCTCTGGGGCCTCTGGGAGATCATTGTGCAACCGACACCGTAGTTGCGGCCAAGGCGAATGATATTCTCGAACGCGCCCAGCATCCGAGCTTCTTCCGGACCAACGCGCTGTGGGGCGAACAACTGCGCTTCCTCAACGAAGAGATGAACTGCCGAGCGCTGCGTCTTTTTGAGATGAAAAAACTCCTCGGCGAAGTCTGCGGCAAAACGCTTGCGCTCGCCCTGCCGAAACCCGGAAACATCGAGGACCATCGAAACATTACGCTCAACAACCAGGCGTGCGAACCGGGCGCCAGCTTCAGGAAGGACAGGCACGTCACCGTGCTCACCGCCGGCAATGAAAATGTCCTTTCCCTTCCCTTTGCCATCAGCAGCCACGCGTAATCCCCACCAGTTTCCTACCGGATCAAGGATCACAACCTGGGCACTGAGATCAAGCATCTGCTCGGCCAGCATCGAAGCCAAGTAGGTCTTTCCCGCTCCCTTGCGCCCAATGCAGGCCAGAGTCTGTGTCACGGCGTCGGCAGGAAGCGTCAGGGTGCTGCTGATCTTGAGCTGATTCGTCACGCCAGCCACCGCCTTCCCGCGCGCTTCTCTTCGACCTCGCGCTGTTGTTTGGTTGATTGCCGTTCGCCGGATTTGATGAGCCGGCCGGACTTGTGGGCTTTGATGATGGAACTGAAAGCAGAGCCGATCGAGTAGTTGTAGAGTGCTCCGGGATTCATCACCTGCTTGGCCTCAGATTCTGTGCATGGCCAGAACTCCATTTCAGAACCGTTGTACCTGTACCTCACACGAAGAAGAGAACAAGCCGGGTGATGATCGGTCGCCGGGGCCGCGGGATCGAACTCGATCCAGGAGAAAACTTTGGACGGCGAGGGGTCCAGTCGCACAATCGAGGACTGGACCGTGCCGGGGGTGGGAGACTTTTCCATTACGAAAAGGAGAATAGTCGATAGTTGCAAACTTTGCAAGAGAAAACTTTCAAAAAAGTATTGGACAGCTCAAAACAGCATCCTCTTGGCGCATCCATCTGGAAATCGAGGCATCTAATCCCCCAAGTGAGGTGTTGCCATGTCCCTTGGATTGCTTTTCTGGGTTGTCTACCTGATCGCCGTGTTGTTCCTCGGTTGGTCCAACTATGAAGCCGGTCAGCCATTCCCGCTCAAGCGCGCAGGATCTTCTTTCGTGTTCTGGCTATTGGTTGGGATACTCGGATGGGCCGTGTTTGGCGCTGTGGTGAAGACCTAGCCTATGACCGCAGCAATCCTCTTTGTAATCCTGGCCCTTGGTGTGGCGGCCGGCACGTGGGGCCATCTGAATTGGGGAAATCAGAATCAGTTTGCCGGAGCGGGGATCGGGCTGGGAACCGTGGTAGTGATCGCTCTAGCGTGCTATTTGCTTGGATGGTTGTGATCTAGATTCCCGCTCTAACCAATCTACTCACAACTTGCTGCCTCGTTCCGCTAAGCGCTGCCACGCGCGCCTGGGATAGCGGAAGGTTTGTGTCCGGATCTCGCCACGCCAGCCAATCTTCGACCGCCACAACATTCACCTTCGCCCTCGGACCCCTCGGCTTCGCCAATCCTGCCGCGCGCCGGCAGCGCCAGCAGCCACCGCTGCGGGTCCCGTCCCCGCAGCCCTCCCGGCCCCTCCCATGGGGCTTCCTGATGGCCTTCACCCGGAAACCAGCTATTACCGCTCCTGACAAACTGATCCCAAGGCCATGGGCTGCAGCTTCCGCCGTGTGACCCTGCGCCACCAGCGCAGCCAGATCCTTGAGATGGGCTCGGGCCTGGTCCGTCTTCGGCGCCGGGCGGTTGGGCGCGGCACAGGTGGGACGGTTGAGCTTCCCAACCATGTTGGCCACTGCCTGGCGGCTGATACTGAGAGCGCTGGCGACTTGCTTGAGAGTCAGGGTGGGGTGAGTCAGGAGGTAGTCGCGCAACCGGTTGTGAAAGTCCTTGGGACGGAGAGAGTCCCGCAGAGGAGGCAAGAAGGTAAGGAGAGTGTTTGGATCATGGGCGACGTCGACACGCTGAG